TTGACCTACTCCAGCCAATGATTGCAAGGGTTGCAGTTGAGCAGCGCGTTCAGTTTGATAACGGTTAAACGCATTGGTGTATTCTTGCGAACCCATGTCTTGACCGAATCGAGTAGCCGCTTTGAGCGCAGAACCAGAGATCAAACCACCACGGGCAGCAGCGGATCGGTCCAATGCTTTTTGACCTTCTGACAAACGAAAAGCATAACCTGGATCAGCATTAAACTGATCCATGCCAAACTTTTTGTAATTCATTGCAAGGGGGGTGAGTGCGTTTAAAGCTGTCTCACCAGCTTGTCGCCAAGGTGCTTGTAGTTCAACTTGCTTATTGAACATGCGCTCCTGTGCTGCGGCTGCTGCGGCTGACGCATCAGCTTGTGTACCTGCGGCATTACCAGCAGCATCTGCACCAATCAGAGAACTGCCAACAATCGCGGCGGCTGTCATCCATCCCATATCAATTCTCCTTCAATTTCTGCGCAATGGATGCCACTGCAACATGATCAACTGGTGCAATGATCACCTCGTCAATGTTTTCTGTATCTGTGCAATCGGTAGCATGAATGCAATACCACACCACATCTGTGAGCGATTTTACGCCGTGATGCTTACCTGCCGCAATAGTCAAGCACGCTGGAGCATGAACTACCGATTTTTCACCATCTACAACCAATTCGATAGAACCTTTGGCCAAAACCGAAAGGTGATCATGCTTGTGAGTATGCTGAACCAACATGCTCCCTGCGGGAATGATGGTTTCCTTGGCGTATACACCACCACCAAAATGATGGTTAATTTCAGGATCAATAAAACTCACGAGATTTCCCTTCCACTGACCCGCATGTTAATCGAATTGGCAGCACTGGCAATGGTCGAAATGAACGCGCTGTTTGGCAAAATCTGACCCACGATCTCGGGAAACGTGTACACCTCGGACGCAGCAAGGCTTTTGGTCTTGGTAATCAAGTTCTGGTTACCTGCGGTGTCCGAACCAGTGACGATGTTGACGCTGATGGTAGCAGTTGAACCGCTGAAATTGGTAGCGGTGAACTTGTCGATAATCGTGGCCGTGATGTTGCTGGCCACAATGTATTGAGTCGTTTGAGTGTTTTCAACGATCTTGGCGGGTACGAGGTTTTTTGCTGTAACGGTCATGTGAATTCCTTAAACAACAACCCAGCGTGAACCAGATGGTACGGTCACGGTCACACCAGACGCAATAGTGATGGGACCAGCAGACATCGCGCTGTTGCCTGACGTGATGGTGTAGTTTGACGAGATTGTGAGTGCATTCTCCCACATTCCCTTAGTTGTGATGTTACTGCTACCTGATGGTGTAGACCATGTCAAAGCACCTGAACCGTTTGTTGTCAGCGCCTGACCCGATGTACCGTCAGCCGAAGGCCATGTGTATGTTGTAGAACCAGCAGCAGCGGCAGCTTGAAAACCGACATAGCCAGACGAACTGCCCATGTACTGTTGCGTTCCTTTGATTTGGAATAACGTCGAGGTAATTTGAGCACGCCACGCTGCTTTGGCTTGAGTAAAACCACCCACGTAAAACTGGTGGGCATTCGCCGAACCAGTTGAATCAGTGGCATACACCAAGTTACCCGTAGCTCCTGCGCCCGTGGGAGCAGACCCAAACAAGTACGCTTCGTTTGGACCAGTGACCGTGTAGGTTGCGTCAGCATATGTTTGGCTTGTAAAGCCCATATCAGCCCAACCATGAGCATCTGTACTGTTGTTGGCATATGCTACAAAGTCAGCAGACGCGCTTGTGGCATTGGTGGCGTTGTAAATGTACGACTGTATGTAATTAGATGCAGCACCTGTGATACCTACGATTGGGTTGGTTGTACCACCCAGCAACGCATTTGATCCAACTCGTAGAGTCGTACCATCAAACTGCAATGATGCACTGGTCGAAAATGAGCCGTAGTGAATGTAGTTAGACGTGAACGAAGTCTGACCTGTACCGCCATTGGCGATAGGTAAAGCTGTTCCCGAATACGAAATAGCCAGCGTTCCCGAACTTGTAATCGGCGAACCTGTGACAGACAAAAATGAGGGTACTGTGGCCGCAACAGATGTGACTGTACCGCCAGGGTTTGTGGAGTTAATCGTAATTGAACCCGAAGCATTCGTGATGCTGACGTTTGTACCAGCAGTTAATGTTGTGCGGGTAAACCCTGTACCGTTACCAATATCTAACGCGCCGTTGGCTGGCGTGCTGGTTAAACCTGTACCGCCGTAAGCTACACCGACAGCATTACCGACCCACGTACCACTGACATTAGTGAATGTACCAGCAGCGGGAGTTGTGCCACCAATTGTCACATTGTTCATTGAAGACAGTGTGGCTGGATTGATCGTTACTGTGCCAGTACCCGATGGGGACAATGTGATGTTTTTATTAGACGGACTTGCGGTTAAACCACCATTGATTGTGATAACACCGCTGCCACCACCGTCCCAGTTTAAAAGGCTAGTACCACCAGATGTTCGTAAATTACCACCAAGAATTGACTGGGCGTAATAGTTTTCGCCAACAAATCTAGTGTAAGCACTGACAATATTGCCTGTAACATCAGCTTGCGATGTAGCTCCGATAACAGTACCGTCAATTGAACCGCCAGTAACCGACACGTTATTGGCATTTTGAGTCGCTATCGTACCCAACCCAAGATTAGTACGTGCAGTGGCTGCTGTAGTTGCCCCTGTGCCACCATTGGTCACGTTAAGTGTGCCAGCCATGGTAATAGTGCCACCTGACGTAATTGGACCACCACTGGTCGTCAAACCAGTTGTACCACCAGACACGTCAACCGAAGTCACTGTACCCGCACCATTGCCACCAGAACCCGTGCTTTCCATGGGTGGTGGACCAATTTGCAAATCATCTAGCGAGTTTTGATTACCACCAGCGCCAGCCAAGTTAAACAGGTTTAGGAAGAACCGATACCATTCACGCGAAACTAATCCCGTGCGGGAGTCGATGAACTCCACACGATTGGACGGAATGTTGGTGATGTTTTGTTGTGGACTAGGCATTTGTAGGTGTCACGTAGATATGAGCACCCATGATAGTGATTTTCACGGGGTCTGTACCAGACACCTCGTAGACACGATCACGCAGCTTCAATGTCATCCCGAGTCGGCGGTAGATCACTCTGCGGAAATACTCACCAATCTTGCCAATCGGCAACCAGTGTTCATTGGACCATGTGTGCCCACCATCGTCAGACCAGCGCATCATCATCTGAGGATCGCTACCTTGACCTGTGTTTGTGCCTACACCTGCTTCGCAGTCAATTTGCAAATTGTGCTGAGATGAACGCTTGAGGTCATTTTGACCAGTGGGTAGGGCACGCCATGAGCGCAACCACTTCTGAACGTCACCGTTGTCCGAGTAGTCGTTTAAGTCGTAGGCGTAGATGTTGCCATTCTCAAAGTCACCCACCAACACTTCATTGTTGAATACGACTTGGCAGTTGGAGCGATGACGCACAAACTCACCATTTGACCAGCCAGCACGCTCATGCCAAGCCTGTGTCGCCACATCGTAAACCCAAGTGGTCTGCGCTGTTGGAAAAATGAGCACGTAGAAAGCGTGACCGTCTTGCTGGTAGGTGTAACCAATGGCATCCGAGATGTCGGAATACTCTTGGATTTGCCATTCGATTGCATGAGTTGACACACGAGTTCCAGTGTAACCGTTAGCGCGGTAAACAATACCACGACCACGGTCATCAGAACCGAGCCAAAACAACCCGTTGTCGAGTTTTGCAACCGAGTAAGGGGCAGCACAACCAATCTCATTAAAAGCGCCTTGGATGCGCTGTAACGGGAAGTCTGGCAGACCTGCGTCATACCACACCTCGATCGAGTTGGTACCGAACAACCATGCTTCACGATGGTCCACGATCAAAGACACCAAACCGTCAGGGGAACCTTCGGCGCTGGCAAAGTCCAACGGGTCAACAGACAGACCGTCAAGGAGCGCAGTCACCCACACTCGTGAGCTGTTGGGTTCATTGAACACAAAGTAACCATCAAGGTAGCCCACGGTCACAGCGCCTGGAAAATCAGGGTCTGTGATTTGTTGGAATACTTCGGTGGTGGTGTTATAGATAAAACCGTCAGGATTGCAGGCGATGAAAATCTGCGTGCCGTTGTCCGACATAGACACAGGACCAGTGCCCGTGACTGTGCCGATCAAAGTGCCCTTTAAGCGCGTGCGTCCGTAAACCTCTACCTTGTAGAAACCTGTACCCGATACAGCGTACATTGCACCTTTAATTTGCCACATTCCACGAATGGGACCAGTACCGACAGTTGCTTTGCGCAACAAGCCTGGACAACGGGTTAGAAACGCTGCTTCCTTGCCACCCTCGGGAACCATCTCGGGGTACAAATTGACCATGCGGTTGTCGGCAGCATTGACGCTGCGTGCCACATAAGAGGAGCCGAGGATTGGTGACTTCATCAGTAGTTACCTGCGAAGATGTTGTAGCGTTGACGGGTGGCCACGATTGCGTAAGGCATTGCCATCACATCGTCGGGGTTGTTGATGCGCTTCAAATTGCGCTTCGATGTCATAGCGATGCGTTGAATCTGAGGTGCTGGCTCAACGCCATACTCAGGAGCCATCTCCATTGCCAAGTTGTAAGCAAAGGCTCGCATGTAGCCTGGGGGGAAATGCAACTCAGTAACCAATGTGGCTGGTTGGCTGAGTTCTTCAACGGAAATGATGTGCCATTCCAGATCCCGTGTGGGACGTGGGTACACAGTCATCGTGATGTTGGGAAACTCCATGTTGATCCAGCACACTTGAGGGTATGTGGATGTCACGGTCTTCACAGCAATACCGTCATACTGCTGCTGATTGATAAACTTGATACCAAACGATACGTTTGTACCTGGGTCACGGTAGTACGTTGCATCATCGACCAACACTGGACGATTGCCTACAAAGTCACCAGTTGGACCAAGCGTGCGGGTAATTTCACCAGAAGGCCAAGTAAACACTTGGTCTTGGGTATTGAACACTGAAAGTCGTTCAGTATTCCATGAGTCAATCATCTGATTGAGGGAAACCAAACCATCTTGCGACATAGCAGCCGAAGGTGTTTCACCCTCAGCCAACACACCAAGCAATCGCAGCGCACGAGTGATTTGATCGCCAGCGGTGTATGTCGTCATGATTAAGCTCCTGTGGCTTCGGCAGCGGGTGCTAAAAAGTTAGGCACTTCATCGGCTGCGGGTTGTTCTGGTTCAGCGACCTTACGGGCGCGTGGTTTCACTTCCTTTTTGGGAGCCGCCACTTCAACTGTTTCAGCAGG